AGAATTCTTGAAATAGATCGTTTGTATGATGTGAGTCTGGTAGATTTCCCAGCGTATGAACAAACAAGTGTTAGTGCTAGATCGTTTTATGAAGCGGAGGCGGAAATGGAACGACATCAATTAGCGGAGGCTAGTGAACGAGCAAGAAAACTTAAACGATTACAAGTATTAGTCGATTTAGAAAGTGAGGTCAATTAGTGAACTTAAAAGAAATCGAAACAAGAATGAGTGAAATTAAACTCGAAATATCTGATGAAAAAATCGCAGATGAACGAATTAATGAACTTACAGAAGAAGTTGAAAAATTAAAAGAAGAACGTGCTTCAATCCAAAAGGGATTAGAACAACGTCAAAAGTTGATTGATGACACTCTAGCGGGTGTCGGTGAAGTGATTGAAGAAAGAAAAGAGGAATCACAAGTGGAAGTTAAACTAGAAGTTAGAGAAATCGCAGCATTACCAGAATATCGTACAGGTTGGTTGAAGAAACAAATGGGTGTGCCTTTGAATGAAGCAGAAGCACGTAGTGTTGCTTCCGCAAACGCAGCTTCCGTTATCCCAGTATTTACAGCTGACAAAATTTGGGCATTAGTTAAACAAAAAGCAAATCTATTAAATGAAATCGATCTATACCGTGTTAATGGTGCAGTTAATGTACCGGTTGAAGGCACAAACACAGCAGCGGCATTACATACTGAAAATGGTGCAATGGATGCAGCTCCAGACACTTGGACTAATGTTCAATTATCTGCATTTGAAATTGTTAAGTTTGTACGTTTCTCAAAGACTTTAATGAATATGGCAGTGGATATGTTCGAAGCTAAATTAGCTGAAAAGATTTCCGACAAAATCGTTGAAAAGATTGAAAGTTATATTTTATACGGAACTGGTTCAAGTCAACCTAAAGGCATTCAATATGCACAAACTTGGTCTGACGGTTCAAACGGTGTTGATTGGGCTTCAAGTGCTCCAACAGCAGCAGAAGTTATCGAATTAGTTTCATACTTCCCAGGTGGACATTATTCTAATGCTAAATGGATTATGAATCATAAAACATTCTTCCAATTCATCTATGCTCTACGTGATGACGCAAAATATCCACTTGTTAAAGAAGTTGGAGCTGGTCAGTTCACAGTATTAGGTAGACCAGTGTTATTCAGTGACGCAGCTGCAGACGGTGAATACTTCCTAGCTGATCTAAAACAAGTAGTTGGTAACCTATCAGAAGATATCCTTGTTGAACGTTCAGACGCTTCCGGCTTTGCTTACAACGCAATTGACTTCAGAGGCTCATGTATCTTTGACTGTGACATCGCAGTACCTACAGCGTTTGTAAAATCTGAAGCAACATTAGCGTAAGCGAGGTAATGAACAATGAGTCGTTACTTTGGTGATTTAAGCAGTGACGCTTACGGTATCACAATTGATGAAGGTAAAATAGGCATATTTGAGTTATCCGCAGCACAAGCAATCGCAGCAACCACTGATACTATTTTAGCGGCTACTGAAGGCTCAGCGTTAGCGGTAATGGTAACGAATGCTGGTGTTACACTTAATCCTCCATGTCCTCGTAACTTAATCGTTACTCCGGGTGGCACAACAGCTGGAGTACCAACTGGAAATGTTACTATCACGGGAACAAACGTAGCGGGTGAAGTTATTTCAGAAGATTTCGCATTTACAGCAAACGCAACAGCAGCGACTGTTGGTGCAAAAGCATTTGCAACTGTGACATCAGTAAGTATTCCTCAACTCGATGAAGCTGGTGCAACGTTCAAAGTTGGAATTGGCGATAAAATCGGCTTACCTTTAATGTTAGATTATAACGCTGTATTAGGCGCAACATTAGATGGAGTTAGAGAAACAACATTCCCAGCAGTGACATTTGACGCTGACGAAATTGAAAAGAATACAGTTGATTTGAATTCAGCACTTAACGGTAAAAAAGTTAAAATTTTCTTAGCGTTATAAGTAATTTAAGAGAGGTGTCACAACCTCTCTTTTCCTAAAGGAGTAAACAATGGCATTACTTGATGATGTTAAACAAGCATTACGAATCAGTAGTGCTGCATATGATACAGAAATAAACGATCTAATTTTAATGGCAAAAGATGACCTTGTAATTGGTGGATTAGAAGTAGCGGATGAAAGTAAGAAGTTAGTTAAACAAGCAATCATACTCTACGCAAAAACACACTTCGGTTATGACAATCCCGATTCAGAAAAGTTTCAACAATCTTACGAGTCTATAAAAATGAAATTGTTCTTAAATGAGCAAGGACAAGACGATGAGATTTAATGCACTCATTGAATTAGGAAATGTAACTGAAACCTTAACGCTTGGCGAAATTGTACAAACTTATACCTATCGAAACATTTATGCAAATGAATTGACGATAAGTCAAAAAGAGTACTACGAGTCAAACGCGCTAGGATTAAAACCCGAGTTAGCTTTTCAAATACGAGCAATTGATTATCAAAGCGATGAAAGAATTCGCTATAACGGAGTGATTTATGAAATTATTCGTTCATCAAAAAAAGGGGAGTTTATTTCCTTAATTTGTTCACGACATAATGGCTAGAAAACAATTCACGTTAGAGTCAAATCTTGACAAGATAATCGCAAAGGTAGAAGAGAAGCCATTTAGGGTAATGAATACAATCGGTCAAAATTTAGTCAAAGAAATTAAATCAACAACGATGAATACTCAGTTTCATCAACGTAAAGGTATTTTGAAATATGCGTTGGGCTATTGGGCAAGAAAACAAGAAAAAGACTTACAAATAGGGTTCAAGATGTCTATTCCGGGCATTGTCGGAAGAATGATAGCTGGAACAGAAGAAGATCCATTGAAACCCGTTGTACTAAAGAATGCGGAAATCATTCAACAGTTAATCGGTAAAGCATTAGATGAAATAAGGAGTGAGAAATGAACACTAATTTAGTAGCAGACACAATCAATACAGCCTTGAGTGTTATTCACGCACGAGTGTATCGAAATCAAGCTCCAGCGAGTCCTACATTTCCTTATGTGGTGTTTAACCTAGACAGCGTGAGTGATACATTTCCGTCTTATGAATATTATTGTACGATTAGAATTTTTGACAGTCCAAGCGTAAGTGTTCGAACAATGGAAACATTAGCCGATAACATTTACAAAGCATTAGACGATAAGGTCTTTCGGGCTACTGGCATAAATATGCACATGAAACCGATTAACCGACAATTCGTATCGAATGACGAGCTTACGACTTCAAAGATGATAGCCATACAATTTGACACAAGAGTTTACTTTTAGAAAGGAGTAAAAAATTGGCAACAGCAGATAAAATTATGTTAGGTGTTGGAACAGTAACCGTTGGTGCAACAGCTATTGGATTAACACGTGGTGGCTCAGTATTTATGGTTGAACGTGAATATCGTGAGATTGAAGCAGACGGTGATAGAGGGCCAGTTGAAGGTAGACAAGTAATTGATCGTGAAGTCGCAAAACTCACAGTCAATGCCTTAGAACTATTTACAGCAGCAAATATGACAAAGTTCTACCCAGCAAGTGCAATGACATTAGTATCCACTGACAATGTGATGAAATCAACTTTATCCATTGTAGCGGGTGATTACAATGATGTTGTATGGACTGGTAAAACAAAAGACGGTAAGGCAGTCGTGATTACATTAGAAAACGCATTGAACTTATCCAATTTAGAGTGGACTTTGGAAGATAAAAACGAAGTCGTACCAAGTTTAGAATTCACAGCACATTACGCAGAGGCAGCTCGAGATACAGCTCCTTGGTCGGTTAAGTTTGCAGTGTAAGGGGAGTTTAACACTCCTCTTTTTTTCCTAAAAGGAGGGAACTATGAGAAGTTTACAATTAGACGATACATTCTTACTATCAGCGATAATCGACAAAATGGATATACAAGATGATATTAACCAACTCTTTGAATCAGTCAAAGGGAAAGACGCAGCGTATGCTGGTGGTCAATTCTTTCTAGTGTTAAGTAAGAGATTACATTTAGCTAGAAAAGAAGTGCTTGAGTTCTTGAGTGCGGTCAGTGAAAAAGATATTGAAGAAGTCCGCAAGTTAAAATTTACCGAAATTAGAAAGTTATTCATTGAGTTATTCAATGATGAAGATATACGAGCTTTTTTCAAGTCAGCAACAGAGAAATAGAAGTAACCGATTTGTTGCTGCAACGCTATGGCAATTTAGATTACTTCTTGAAAATGCCATTTAGACGGTGTTTGAAATTTATTGAACTAGCCTACGAGAAAAAAGACGAAGAGTTGTTATTTGAATATTATTTATTGCTC